AAGCACATGAAGTGCTTTACTCGTTCATGCCACGCAACCCAATCAGCGGAAACACCTCCGAAAGTGTGATCAGCGTCAACGAAGACGAGGTCGGCTTCTTCGGGCAGCGTGGGGATAAAGGAGTGAGAACGGATGAACGTAACGTACGAAGACAAACCATGCGCCGCCAGACGATCAGCAGCGATAGCGGGCTCGACCTTGTCGTACCCGTTGTCGTACGTCCACACATGTCCACCGTTCAGCCGGGCCGCCTGCGCAAAGAACAACGTCGTCTGCCCTCGATACGTTCCAAGCTCCACGAGAGATCGAAGACCATTCGCTCTGATCAGAGCGTACATGAGAAGCATGTAGAAACGAGTAGGGTTGATCGTACGATCAAGAAACCTCGAGAAGTCATACTCCTCGAAGTTCGTCTCCGTGGGCGAGTGCGCTACGCTCTCGAGACCCACCACTCTAACTTCTCCATGAGATGCTTGCAGCAGGGCCATTTACGAGAGAACCCTGCTGCAAGCACTTTGAACTGCTCATACGCGAGAGGGTTCCTCGTCTCTCGAACCCTCTCCGCGAACGCTTGGAGGGACCGGTACTGAACAGCCCGGTCCCTCCACTGGCTAGGTCTGGGTTCCAACTTTCGTGCCCCCAGTATTCCAGTTGAATCCATCGGCCTCCGCGGTAGCCGCCTCGGCTATCCGAAGGACCCCGGAAGTATCGAACCAGAGATACCAGTCGTTCCCAGCCGTATCCTGGAGAATGAACCCAGACGGCTGAGCCTTCCCGGTCTCCAGTGTGAGCCGGGTGAACCCCGTGAGAGGACGAACGGTCTTCGAAGCCATTGCTAACTCCCGCCGCTCGAGCCGTACACCCCCTGCCACCGAGCGAAGCCCTTGGAGTAGCGAGCGTAGATCTTGAACAGAGCGTCCCCTGTCAAGAAGTCGTCCGCCTCACTCGTCTCGGGCTTCACTCTCCACCAGAACCGGAGATCGTGCCCGTCGCCGCTGTCTCCGCCCTTCTCCGTCAGCAGGAACCACGAATCGGTATCCGTGAGGTACCGGCAGAGCAGGTACGAAGCAGTGTCAGCGAGAGGGTTGATCTCGTTGTTCGCGGAGTACGGCTTGTACTCGCTCTGGAGGATCTCCTTCGCGGCCCACTCGAACGCGGGATCGATGATGAGCAGCTTCGGAGCCAAGATGATCGGACGACCACGATCGTCGAGGAGCGTCTTGTAGTGATCCAGAGCGGCCTGGTAGGCCGTGTACGAGAAGTCGACGTCTGTCGACGGCTTGTTCGCCTGCACTGCCCCTCCGTCGAGGCGAGTGTGCGAAACGTGGCAGAGCGCCAGAGAGTCGAGTCCCGTGTACGCAGCGTTGAACGCGTTGTTCAGCACCGACCACGCGTCGATCTCCACCTTGTACGCAGCAGCGCGTCCGAGCTCCGCGGCCATGCGATTCATGATGGAGTACAGATCGTCGTCGTACATCTCTCGGGTGATCCTGAACCCGAGACCGTAGGACGAGTGGGTGTACCGCAGCGTGCCACCCATGATGGGATCGTCGAAGTCGACCGCGACCCCTTCCGGCTTCGTCTTCATGCTGCCCAACCCGGCGACCGCCGACTCCTCTTCGTAGGCCCGCTGGCTCGTCTTGATATTGAGCACAGGGATCCACTGATTCGGCTGGCGATCGATCGCGTTGAACGTCACCCTCCAGAGACCGGGTGCCAGGAGGGTAGCAAAACCGCCAGTTGTTGCAGTCATGTGCTATCCTCCTACGAAGTTGTGGCGCCCTGCGAGTTCGCCACACCGAAGCTGAAGATTACGCGACCGAGGTAGTCGCCGACGACCTCGTTGTCCTGAAGCCAGTGCTCCCAGATGAGAGCACGAGCGTTCGAGCCAGCGACGGTGCCGTTGACGTACCACTTCCCGGACGTTCCCTCCTTGGTTACCCCGTAGTACCGACCGCGGTCCCCGAGAGCTGTCGCGAGCGTCCCTGAACCGTTGTCGAGATTCCCAAGGAAGAGAGTGTCCGGATGAGCGAGGAACACGAGCTGCTTCTTTGCCCCAGCCGTGCCGTTCTGACCAGCTCGAGACGCGACGCCCATGATCCGGGCAGGGTTGGTACCGCACTCGGTGAGGTATCCCCACTCCACCCAGACCACTGCGCCCTGCACGAACGTCTGGCTCGCAGCTTCGGCGAACTCCTCGCCGGGAACCGCGAGTCCTGAGAGCGTCCGAACGGGACGGAAGGCAATCCTTGGCTGTGTCGCCATATCGCCTATCCCTTCTGAAGAGGCGCGGCGGAGTCATCCCGGAAGACAAAGTCTTCCCGCAGAGACTGATCGCGATAGCCCCTGCTTCGGAGTTCTCTCCGTGCCTGTTCGTTTGCCTGTGCGATCATGGTGTCCAGTGATGCCTTCTGCCTCTCGGCTTGTTCCCGTTTGGGTTTCAGGACTCTCTCCTCAAACGTGTCGCGGCGGACTCGCATCAGAATCACATCGCCGCGCTGACGGACCGACCCTCCGCCGGGGTTTTGCGTGGATTGAAGGTCACGGAGTTCGGGAGGGAGCTCCTCATTCGCTCCTTTCACCACCTCGAACCCTTGGTCAACACGCGTGAGCATGTTCAGATCCCGCTGATTGCACCAGCGGTAGTAGTACTCGGGATCCTTGTCCCGAATGAAGAGGCGATCCCTAAGTTCTGTCATAAGCCCTGCTCCTGTACGGTCTGGAACTCGCAGGTCGTGATGCGAGGTCGATCTGATCCTGAGTTACCCCCTGATCCTCGAGGATGAGAAGGTACTCCTCCAGAGGAATTCCGCTTGCCGCTGCACTTCGCTCCACCTTGTCCGAGGCGTGCAACTTCGGCTTACGCTCCTTCTGCGTGGGAGCCGCTGCACGAGAGACCGGCGTCGGGGTAGCAGCAACCGGAACGGGCTTGGGTGAAGGAGGAGGCGGAGTTTCTGTCTCGATTGGAGGTGCCTCCTCTTTGGAAGGTGCCGGTGGTGAAACAGCCTCCTCCTTCTTCCCGAAGAGAGCCCGCTGCACACCTTCGTCCTTCTGTGCCTTGACGTTCAGGTAGAGAAACTTGTGCAGTCCCTTGGCGATGCGCTGTACAGGAGGGATCGTCTGCTTCGCCTTGTTGATCTCCTCCTTGAACGCCTCGTAGTCAGGAACAGTTCTCGCGAACTCAGCCTCATCGTCCAGTTCGAGCCGCTGCCAGATGAGCGACTGCGCGGCATCGACTCTCGGTGCAGCGTGGGCATTGAGAGTCGATCCCGGATCTGGCTTGGCCTCCCTTGGAGGCCCCTGCGGCGTTTCCAGGCCCTCCTTCATCGCCTCTTCCAGGCTCTGTGCGTACTGCAGCACGTTGCTCACATGCTGCCCGGAGAATCTTCCGGACTGGATGATCCCGTTCTGATCAATATCCAGTTGTGGGATTTCGGCCATGTTCAGGCTCCTCCTTCGCGTTCAATGCGCGAAGCTCTTGAATCTTACTAGAAAGGTAACGCGCCGCCCCCTGGAGGCGGTAGAGGTCCCCCACCTGCTCCTCCCGGAGCGACCGGCGGTAGTGCTCCTGGAGGTCCTGCTCCAGGTCCTCCAGGAGGAGCGCTTGGCATCCCACCGGGAATCGGCGCCATTCCTGCTTGTCCACCGAGTGCTCCTCCCATGTTCATGAGTGCTGTCATGATGTGAGGTACGACTTGATCGATGTTCTCCAGGTCGAACCTCTCCACGAACCGCTTGATGATATTCTGCATCGCGTCCATGATCTGGAGCGCGATCATCTTCTGCGGGGGAGGCATCTGAGGATTGAAGACCAACGCAGCTGCCTGCATGAGCTTCATGTAGTAGTCGTTGAGGACGGTGATCAAGAGCTGCATGTTCTGCACCTCGAGATCCCTATTCACCGCCTCACTGGTCAGCGTGATCTTGAGGCCCATCGTCAAACGAGGATCCCCCGGGGGGAACATAATCATCTTCCCCGGCGCGTACTCGTACCCCTCCGGCCTCATCTGCTGCTCTTGCTGAATGGTGAGGTAGAGTAGTTCCTCGATCGCATGACGCATGTCGTCGATGGAGATCCAGAAGCGGGTATTTCCTTCGGAGATGAGAGCAGTCGTTCCAGTCGCAGTTGCCCGCGAACCCACGATCGAGCTCTCCATGCCGAGGTTGTAAGTGCTCACCCCCGATCTCTTCTCAGCGAGGTACGCGTACTTCTGTTCCATCGCGCCGAGTGCGGGAGAGGGTTCACTTAGATGAAGGACGTTTACATCCTCTCTCGGCTTCTCGGTCACGATCTTCTTCCCAGGGTAGATCTCCGGTCTCTCCCCGAGATCCGCACTAGGGCTAACGACTAGGATCCCTGCGTTCGCTGCGGTGGCAGAGTCGACGACCTGGTTGTGAGAGGTGGAAGCACCAATCTGCAGGTTTTCGACGAGCTCTGCAACCCCGACTCCGTGGAGTTCGAAGGGTTGAAGCAGGAAGGGGATCTTCACGAAGTGTCGCGCGCGCCCGAAGTACGGATTGTATATCTTCCTCACGAAGACGTCGTGGTCGTACGAGTAGGTAAGGATGACTTCCTCGAAGACGATGGCCGCTTCCCCTTCTTCGGGAGTCTCTCCTGGGATTTCCCAGAGCCCTTGGATTTCGTAGAGTTCGTAGAGCAACGGGTTCCCGCGGCCTTGGTGTCCTGTCTCGTGCTGGGCTCTGTACCTCTCGTCCTCCCTCTCCTTCGGGTTCTTGAAAAGCGCATCGAGGTTCTCAAACACGCCGTCCTGTTGGAACTTGATCAGCTCCGCCTTGGTGTAGCGAAGACGCTGCGCGAACCAGGGCAGCTTCTCCCACTCATCGAAACCAGTCGGACAGATCACGTCCGCTGCCGGAACAGCGTGCCACTTGACTCCTGTGTAAGTCGGGATCTCTTGAGAGACGACGCTCCCCTGAGCGTCGTACGCGTGAAACACCCTCTTCTCATCAGTCCAAAGGGGCTTTACGTAGACGTCCCCATCTCTCGGGAGAACGGCAAAGATCTGACGTAGTCGGTCCCGTGCCCCTGAGACCTGGATGAAGTGATTGATCCAGTCCCGAAAGTTCTTCTCCTGTCCCTCGAGGTCGGGAGAGAGGATCTTCACCTCGGCAAAGTCTGTCGTGCCGAGCACACCGCGCATCAAACGCGCCGCAATCGCGTCACAGCTGATCGGGACGAGGGGGACGACGATGTTGCTTGCGTCGGGCCACGGGAAGTTCTTCTTCGCGTGCTCCGGCTGCGCCTTGTACGCGCGCAGCATGTTGGCGAGGTGCTTTTCGCGCTCTGCGTGAGCTTCGAGCGCGATCTTCATCTGCTCCCTCACCTCCACCCTCATCTTCTCTTCCTGCTCCGGCGTCAACTCGAGCGGCTTTGGCGACAGTCCGGGCATTCTTCTTTACCTCTCCCGGGTCCGAGGTGCGCGTGTACACGCACTCCCCTTGAAATCCGTGCGCTTTCGCGGTGGGAAGACTCTTCATTTCAATACCCCGTTATCGCGGAGCGGCTTGAGAACCTGCGTGCTTCAAACGAGATGGCCCTCTTACTATCTCGGGTGTTCTGAGAGACGTAAGGGAGACCAAGCAGTGTCCGCGCTGCGGCTGCTGCGTCGAGTAGATCGACCGTTGGAAAGACGGGAAATCCGAGCATCTCTTCCCGGAATTGACGATGACCGATACCGGTCTTGTTCATGAAGAAGATGTGTTGCTCGGTGAGAGGGAGGAGGGTGCGGATTCTCGCGTGCTTGTCCCCGATCGGATGAGCGTCCTCGATCGCGAAGTGGTAATCGAGTTCCTTCATGACTTGGTATAGAGGGAACTTCAGGACGCGCTGGAACGCAACATCCTCCACCGCTGCACGGTGACACCGCCAGCGCTGATGCATTCCGATGTACTTACTGAACAGCATCGCGGGATTCTTCCAATCCGCGAATGCGTCGAGAAGGAAGAAGCGTCCTCGGTGATCCCGTGCGAAGACGACGATAGCGTTCCGCGCGTTCTTCTTCTGCTCTTTCTCAGAGAGAGCGGGGTCCCAGAAGAGAACACGACGGAGAGAGTCGTAAGAGACGACCTCCGTCTCTCCCTCGAGATCGAGGACGAGGTTTCCCTCATCATCGAAGGAGTAATACCGAAGGTCCTTCTCCTTGAACTCGGCGAGGGCAGGATCCCTCGGATTGTTCAGGAAGAGCATGGAGTACATGAACGAGCCCTGTTTCGCGCGTACACGCCTACAACTCTCCTCGGGGAAGAGCTCGGGGAAGTAGTAGTACGTCTTCGAAGGATCAGGTGCGTGTACGACAGGGTCCATCGCGTAGACGGGTTCTTCTCCTTGAGAGACTCGCCTCGCGTCGCTGTCCAGCTCTTCCCTCGTCCAGTGGAGAGGGCGAACGAGAAAGTCGAAGAAGTCCTTCTCCTCTTTGATGATGTGATAGTAGAGATCGTCGATTCCCCAGCGGGTACCGATCACGAGGAGGTATCCCTCGCGAGTGTTTACGAAGAGGGCCTCGCTGGCCCGGTACCAATCAAGGACGCGCCTGCGCACGGACGGGGATTCCATGCTCTTGTCGTCCTCGAGGTCGTCGAAGATCATAACGGTGTAGTGACGAGAGACTAGGTGAGTGTCAATCCCTGCGCACTCGATCGTGTTTTCCCCGTAGACGCCCTTCCGAGGGAAGAGGAGGGCATCATCAGTCCAGGTTGTTCGGGAGAGATCGGGGATGATCTCCGGAAAGAGCCACTGAAGGACGTTGTTCTTCTCCACCTGCTGCTTCAACGATCGGATGTTCTTCTGTGAGTTCTCAGAAGAGGCCGAGCCGAGGAGGATCCTGTGCTCAATGCCGGGCGAGCCGCAGAAGTCGTCCTGGATGAGAATCCAGAGGGGGAGAGACTTGCTTCCTACCGTGCTTTTGTAACAATCACGAGGGATCAGTACACACTTACGCCTCTTATGTTCCTCGTGCAGCGGGGGGACTCTCTGGATGAAGTTACAAAGCTCAAGATGGGGTACCTGCTGCACCTTGTTCCACTGAAGCACAGCAGTAGTGAAGAAGTAGAGAGAGGAACGGGCGTTCTGCCTCGTTCGTTCGCGAAGCTCATCCGCGACGGACGAAGTTGGACGCGAGATCCCGAGCGACTCAAACAGAGCTTGCTGGGCTCGCGTCGATAGTACGTCCAATCCCTGCCTCCTTAGCGCGCCGTTCGAGCTCCTCAAAGAGCTCTGGAGTCATACTCAAAGTGAGAGAGCCCGAGAGAACCTTCCGAACCGGCGAATGTCCAGCGCGGTCCAGCCAGTCCTGCGCGATTTCCTTCTGGAGTTTCTCGTCATCCGTCCCCTCGATGAGTTCAAGGAGACGATCCTGCATGTATCCCGCGAAGTCGAGGAACTTCTCTTGCACATCCGCGTGCGTTTTCTTCAGAGAGAGCGGGAGAGCGTCGTAGTTCTTCCCGATCACCCAGTTCTCATACCTCTGATACGCAGGATCCTTCAGCCACTGGCGCACAGTATTCACGCCGAAACCGAGTCGTTTCGCTAGGTCGGTCGCGTGAAGAGAAGGAGTGTCTGTGCGAAGCTGCGCAAGGAGCTTCCACTCCACACGCACAGGATCCGGGTAATCCGGCAGCGCTACCTGGGCAGGCTGTTCCATGTTCGAATGATTGTACTGTAGGGGGAGAATGGCCGACAAGCGGCGATGTTTGAAGGCCACGTGTTCAAAATGTTCTATTGGTGAGGGGACCTAATATATAAAGTTGGAGTGTGTGGTCTGGGGGTTAGGGGGTGTGTATAGTTGAGGGAGAGGAGGTGGTGGAGAGCGATGAAGTAAGGAATCGAGGTGCGCGAGCAAGGGTCTCGCGTATGGCAATAACCTTTCCCAAAGGAGAGCCCTATGGCTCGCCTAGCGCTCTGGCTGATAAAGCCAGTTGCGCATCACCCCGACTGGGGTTGGGACACTGCCCGCGGCTTCGTCGTCCGGGCTTCGTCCGAGGAGGAGGCACGCATGATCGCCTCCCTCCCGACGCGTTGCACCGACGACGTTCCCCCTGAGCTGATCGAGGGGAGCGGGGACGAGGGTCCTTACCCCTGGCTCGACAAGAGCCAAACCACGTGCGTGAGGCTCCACGACCGTGGTCCTCGCGGAGTCATCCTCCGCGACTTCCTCAACGGCTAGATGCCGGGGGAGGGAGGGAGCGTTGCCTCTCTCCCTCCCGGAGTGCGAGGACAGGTGTTCCTCGTATGACAATAACCCGCCTTTGGGAGAACGACCATGTTCAAGGTCGTCCGTCCGTGGCGCCCCGTCGCCGAAGGGGAGCTCAAGGTGCAGGTTTGCCAGTTCAATGGCAAACTGTACTACCAGCTCCTCGTCGAGAAGAACGGGAAGACCTATCGCCTCCTGGCGCACGAGGTCTCCACGTTCTTCGACGAAACCGACAAGGAGGGGGCCCTTTAGGGCCTCCTCCCTCGGCTTGGAGAATAGGGCCTTCGGGCCCGTTCTCCATGCTGTGGTTCGCCCTCATTCACCGCGGTAACTCGTGGTGAGAGTTGGTGTATTGACGTAGAAAGGAGGTGATACTATGTGCTGCGACACGTGCGGTTGCAACGACCCGGTCGTTGTCGTCAACGGCTTTGGGCTCTGCGAGGACTGCTCTGAGGGAGGAAGAGCAGAGTCGCTCAAGAGCATCAAGGCGAGCTGGGTCAAGAAGGTTCCCTGCTACTACTGCAGCGAACCTTGCGCGGGATCGGGAGAGGTCCCGGTCATCTGCGACGAGTGCGATCGGATTATCGAGAGACTGACCTCTCTCGAGTGAAAGGGGGCTAAGCCCCCTTTTTTCTTGACTCGCACAAGCGAGACCCAACGCTGGAGTGAAAGTTGGTGTAGATGAGTAAGAGGAGGTGTGTATGGAAACGCACGAAGGAGTCGCGAAGGTCGGCGAGTGGAAGAAGATCGAGGTCGTCGGGCGCATCGTCGTCTGGAGGGGACGACGATTCTACCAGTTCAAGATCCTGAAGGGCGACCGGCTCTTCAAGATCCTCGGTCACGAGGTCCGCGAGTTCTACGAGGACTCGAACATGGAGGAGGGGGCCCTCTAGGGCCCCTTTCTCTTTGCTCGGCGGAGCCGCATGACCCTGTGTGAGAGTTGGTGTTGAATGTGGAAGGAGGTGTGGTAGATGTTCAAGATCAACATCGATCCCCGGGGAGTCCCGAAGGAGCACTTGTGCTTCTCCTGCAAGTCAGGACTCGTCAGAGTCCAAGACGGCAGGACGACAACGCTGTGCAAGTTCGACCAAGTGTGCAGCGAGATTCATCGTACACACGCCGTCAACAAGGTGGTGACAAGATGCACAGACTACGACGACAAGCGCCTGCCGGACCTCTACGAGTTGGAGAGGATCGCGTGGACGCTCGAGACGACCGAGAAGAGAGTGATCGGATTCAAGCCCCCGAGAAAGGAAGGAGTGGGATGACCAACAAAGCAGCGCTGGAGCGGATCTGGAAGAGGCACAAGCAGGAAGTGCTCGCGTTCTTCTGGGCGCAGCACAGGAAGGAGGAGTGGGATCGGTTCCGGACGGAGGCGCGGGAGGAGCTCGAGATCATTCTCAGGGAGATCGAGGAGAAGGAGGCGTGAGATGGAAGAAAAGGACAAGATCCTGGAGCAGCTGAACCAGACGATCGAGAAGATCTGCAAAGCCTTCGACGACTCGAAGGTGACGATGGACAAGTTCGCGTTGGCGGCCTTGATCCAGCTGCTCCCCAAGCTGGCGGTCGACATCGGAGCGGAGCCGCTCGAGGTCCTTGCTCTGCTCTGCAGGCATTTCAGAGAGGAGGTCGCGAGGGAGCGGGTGGAGCAGATCATCAACGAGATGGCGGCGGCGGTCAAACCACAGGGCTCGTGTTGAGAGTTGGTGGATAGAAGTGGAAAGGAGGTGATAGCATGGACAGAGAATTCCCGTACAAGAGCGTTGATGACGCACGAGCGGATTCGTACCGCAAGTGCGGAGTCAGCGCGAGCTGGAAGGCGTTCGAGCTCCAGCTCGTGCGCACGGGCTTCTATCAGGTGATGTTCCGCAAGGATCGGAACAACCGCCTGGCGGAAGATCGTGCAAAGTACCTCAGAGTTCTTGAGCTCGCAAAGCGAGACAAGACTCTGGCGGCTGCGGTCGCAGAGGCGGAGAGCTCGAAGCTCTAGCCGGAAGCATTCGGGGCGGTGCTCGAGAGGGCATCGCCCCCCTTTTTCCCAAGGAGGGAACATGAGGCATACGCATCTGTGCGACTTCTGTAGCAGAGAGTTCAAGTGCTGGTGCACCGATGAGAGCTGGTGCAAGGAGATGAGTGTCTCCTCTCTCATCTTCTGCGCGAACTGTCAGGGAGAACCGGACTATCCAGAGAGCGCGGTTCGAGGTCCGAAGACGCCGGAGGAGATCGAGGAACACTTCCGCTTGAACTCCTGAAAGGGGGAGGGCCCCCTTTTTTGCTGACCTCTTTAACGCCACGCGCCGCCTGATTGCCCCGCGTCGTCGGCATTTTCGCCCATTCCCTGCTGACCCTGCGCAGCCCCACGCTGAGAGAAGATCGCTCCGCGCGGTTCTATCCGAAGAGGGGGTGGGGGTTTACCCGTCGAGGGGGGCACCCCAGACCATACGGTGAGAGACAAATCTTGGCCTTCAACCGGCACGTTCTCTATTCTAACCTTGAACACTTTTGAACACTTTTGAACACTTTATTGAACACAAACACGAGCTAAGTGCTTGAATTTAAACGAGTTAGCTCGTGTTCGATTGAACACATCGTGCCGCCTCTTTAACAAATCGGGTTCAACGTTCGTCGATATTGTTATATACTGTTTGAATTCCAGAATATGTATATAACGTTCTATACTTAAAGACATACGAGGTTAGAGAACGTTGAATTCACGTAAATCTTTCAGCGCGGCATTGTGTGTTCAATTGAACACGAGTTAACTCTTTTAGAATGAACGAGTTAAGTCGTGTTTGTGTTCAACTTTGTGTTCGATCGAACCTGATGAAACTTTGAGAACGACCTTTCGTGTATGTACATGTAAGGAACGTTCGAAAAAGAACGTTGACTTCCATTCTCGTTCCATGTTATAATATACCCATACTGGAGGTTCACATATGCAACTACTCTATCCCACGTTTCGTCGGACGCTGAGCGGATCGACGGGACGAATGGTCTCACTCCCGAAGGATCTGTGTGTCGCTGCGGGCCTCGAGGATGGGGTCCCTGTGCAGCTGTCCGCCGTAGCGATCAACGGGCGGAAAGCGATCCTGATCGAGGTGAGCCATGAGCCAGTCGGAGCTGAGAATAGTTCCGCCGATCTCGCTAACGGGGAGTAAGTACTATCGTTCACGATTGATCGTGAACGAGGATGGAACTACCACGCCGGTACTTGTGTACCTTGCGCAGCGCAGGTACGGCGGGTATAACATTAAGACGCACCGTCCCTTCTGGATCGACGGTGACTTCACTCACGAGGAGGAGGAGAACGTTGGACTGGTTGAGGTGGGCGTAGATGCTTCACCTCGTCCAAGACGATCCTCGTACGGAGTCCCTTCGGGGACGCTGGAGTATCAGAGAAAGTACAGGGAGGCGAACCGTGAGAGACTCAGAGGATACGCGAGGAAGTATGCGGCGAGAGTTAGAGCGACGAGTAGACTCGTCGGGTCGCTCGAGGGGGACCTGCGATCCCTCATCAAGGGACTTGCCGTGGTACGAGATGGTGCAGGGGACGATCAGCGCGATAGCGAGGGAGCAGGGGGTGAGCTTGCTCGATTCGAGCATCGCGCAGCTGTGGCACGGGACGAGGGAGCAGGGCTGGACGGATCGAGAGATGAACGACTTCGTTCGGTCGCTCCGCCCACCGGTGAAGCTGATCCTAGCGGAGAGGTCCACGATCCCTCCTCTCTTCTCGGTGTCAGCGTTCAATCCGCTCGCGTTGAACGAGGAGAAGATTGAGTACTTCGTGCAGCGCGGAGTGAACATGTTCCGTCACTTTGGATGGACGAGCTGGGGTATGTACGATAGAGAGAGCGCGAGAGAACGTGTGTACAAGCTAGCGGATGCTAACCCGTCTCTCCTCTTCATGCCCACCGTTCTCTGTGACACCCTCGCTCACCCGGTCGACTATGATCGGACTGTGCGAGCGTGGGGGGACGCGCCGGCGAATGTTCTGATTGAGCTTGCGAATGAGCCGTATCATGCCTCTCAGAGGGATGATCTCTTGCCGTGGTGTAATGAGTTTAAGTGGGATCGTCCGCATTGGGCAGCGGGGGCCACGAGAGATGACGTCTCTCACGATCTCACAAATGGGACGTTCGTGACGAGACACTTTGAGAGATTCGATGGGGATTCGCTTCATCGAGACGACTCCGCGGGGTGGAGATGGGTGAGGCATGCGAGGGAGGGGTGGGATCTTTCGGGCAGCGTGAACAAGTACGTGCATGATAACGAGCCCCGACGGACGGACATGAATCCGATCAAGCACTTTACTGCGGGAGTGCTTGCGAAGATGTTCAGGATGGGGACCACGTTCCACTACTCAGGTGGACTCATCTCGAGCCTCCCGACGGACATCGAGCGTATGTGCCTCGAGGAGAAGGTGAGAGGATTCCGTCTCATCCCAGACGAGTGGAGAGGACTCTACTACACTCCGGGCTCCAAGGAGTGTCCGTTCGACAGCTTCGCAGGGGCGATCAGGTGCTACTCGGTGATGACACCGGACGGGAAGAGCGGATGGGTCCTCGCGCTCGGGACGACTACTCTGCTCATAGAGTGGAGAGAGGGGGTAATGACGGAACGCTTGGAGAGGAAAGAGCACCCGTTCGGCGGGTGCGCCGTATACAGAGTATGGAGGTGAGATATGCTCCGCATGTTCGGCGCGTTCCTTCTCGCGCTCACTCTCGCAGGAGCGGCTGTGTACGCACAGAGTCCGTTCCCGTGCGGAGTGCAGCTGCCGAATGGAGACTGGGTCCCGTGCGACCATCCGTTGGCGTATAGAGATGTGGGGATCCTAATGAAGCCGGGACACCGCTACTGGGCAGCGTACGGCTTCGAGATGGTCACACTCGGCTCTCTCCGATCAGTGACGAGCGGGAAGTGGATTGTGATTGGAGAGTTTACGAAGTCGGGCGGGTCCCCGCCGGTGGGACAGCTCGTTCAGTTCGAGGTGGAGAGGAAGTACTCGGGGTGGATTGATCTAGGTCCGGTTCAGTACTGAGTGCAGGGTGGACCCATCATGGAGGGCGACCGGGCCCCTCGAGGTCAAACTCCGCTGGGAGATGGTGGGTCCACTCTTTTCCCGTACCGTTGAGTTTCCCCTACGGTTCTCTCTTGATTTCGACAAAATTGTGTGGTATAATTATTTATAAAATGAACAAGAACCCTGTCTACACAAACATATACATCGAGGTAGATGAGAGGGGATCATCCTACACTCGATGTATTCGGTGTGAGACGATCACACCACTTGCGTTTGCTCAGCTCATCCGAGCTGGGTATTTCACGTACGTGGACAACCCGCACTTCGGGATCGCGGGGGATTGGAGGGCGAAGATCAGGATCCCGATCGTGAAGAAGGGGTATGGATGCCCCTCGTGCGTGGACGAGTACGAGATGCTCGTCGTACACGGAGACACTCGTGCGTTTCTCATGAAGTGAGGTGTGACATGGCAGAGATGGCGCCCGTCGTGATCATGAAGAAGTTCTTCGGGACGAAGCCCGGACAGACGCTGCAGGAGTTCAACGAGGAGCTCAAGCAGCTCAGCCCGGAGGAGAGGGACGAGCTCGTGAAGCTCGCGGCGGCCGAGCTCGGAGTAGAAGTGAAGAAGTGAACGAGGGAGGTGAGAGCATGTTCCGAATCGGACAACGCGTGAGGTTCAAGGACGACGTCGAGGGCGTCGTCACGTTCGTCGGAGTCGACGACCGAGTGCCTGATCGTGGGCAACTCGAGAAGCTCAGCGTCGACGCCGTCGAGGTGCAGGTCGGTCTCTTGCAGTACCGGCTTGTTCCTGCAATCCTCGCGGACCTCTGGATGGAGAGAGTGAAGGAGGAAGAACATGCGTAGGGAAGAAGAGGAGGCAACGATCAGACTCGCGAAGGATCCCCTCTCCTGGAGCCGCTGGCCACTTCTCCCGATGAAGAAGCGGACCGGCAGGGAGCCCTTGCTCGGGTACCTCTTCGACGAGGATCACTCGAAGGGGTACAAGGTGTACGAGGGGAACATCTGGGATTGCACGCGCACGGGCGTCATCCTCGGAGAGTTCGCCACCGTGGAGGACATGATCAGCGACGGCTGGGTGGTGGATTGACATGAGACGAACATTCGAACCCCTTCCGAAGGATAGGGACAAGCTGCCCGAGTACGCGCCTTCCGAGGTTTACAACATCGCGAAGACCGCGCTGGACATGGTAGCAATGCTCAAGGAGCGCTACCCTGATGTCACTCCGCAAACGATCGAGGCGCTCGGAGTGGTCTGCCATCTACTCGCTCACTCGATCGGCGGTGCCGCTCGACATGCTGTGGTCACCGTGCACAACGTGAGCGAGATCGCAGACGGATTGTGGGAGGTGATAAAACAAGAACGTTGAAGTCCAACGCGTCATGGGATATAATATCCCCATCATCAGAAGGGCGAGAGCCCGAGGAGGAACGATGTCCATTCTGGACAACATTCGGAAGAAGGTCGACTCCATGTCGGCCGAGGACCTCCGAAAGGAGTTCGCGGCGATCAAGGCAGCCGAGGAACTTCGGCGTGCCAAGATCAAGGAGTACAACGCGAAGGAAGGCGTGAAGGAGAAGCGCCTCGCGTACTCCAAGGCCTATCGGGAGAAGAACCCCGACAAGTTCAAGGAGTCCCGGAAGGCCTACATGTCCAAGCCGGAAGTCAAGGAGAAGATGAAGGCTCGCCGGCTCGCGCATGCCGCACACATCAAGGCGGTCCTGGCGAAGGCCAAGGAGCTCGGCATCGCGTAAGGGTGAGGGCGCCTTCGGGCGCCCTTCCTTTTCCCTACAGGAGAACGTTGATGTCAACGGTAGTTCTCTTCTCCGGCGGGTTGGACAGCACTGTTCTCTTGACCCTTGCGCTCTCGAGAGAGAAGGTGTTTCCACTTACCATCAACTACGGTTCGAGACACAATGCGAGGGAGATGATGGCAGCGTTGGAAGTGTGCAACGCTCTCGGCATTGCTCCTCCGACCCTTATCCACCTCCCACACAACATCTTCTCCTCCTCGTTCACCCGTGGAGAGATCCCCAACGGGCACTATCAGGAGGAGACGATGAAGAGCACGATCTGTCCGAATAGGAATATGGTGCTCCTCTCCGTCGCGGGAGCGTTCGCGGCTTCACGCAAGGCGAACACGGTCATGTACGCCGCGCACGGTGGGGATCACTACATCTACCCTGACTGCACTCCGAAGTTTATCGAGGAGTGCGGACGGACGTTGTTCACTGCGACGGAAGGAGCCGTCAGCCTCTCCGCTCCGTTCATGAACATGACCAAGGCGGAGATCGTGCAGCTTGGTCTGGAGCTCGGCGCACCACTCGCACGCTCTTACAGCTGCTACCACGGAAGGGAGAAACACTGTGGCAGGTGTGGGACGTGTGTGGAACGGGCGGAGGCGTTCTCGCTCGCTGGTGCTCTCGACCCTACCGAGTACGAAGACCCCGACTTCTGGAGAACGGTAACGAAGGGAGGGAAGACATGAGTCAGATCCCGGATGAAGCAGCGCAGTTCGCATTTACCTTTTGCCCTCCCGGCTTTGCCTCTTGCATCGCCGGGGGAGCAGTCCTCGACTTCGAGCGCGCGAAGGACATCGACCTCTGGGTCCTTGCGGGAGACCGCATGCCGGAGGAGGTGGCAGCGCTCACCCATGATCACATCGACCTCATGGGGTATAAGTACGAGATGTGACAGCCGTACCCACAGAGACACATGTTCAAAGTGGC